TTGCGCTCGGAGGGGTCCAGGAGCTTGCGGGGCTCCTTTGCGGCTTTGGCGGCTTTCGCCTTTTTCGTGGTGCGTGCCTTCTCGGCCCGGTCCATGGCCAGCTTGGCGGTAGTGCCGCTCAGTGTCGTGCGCTGGCTCAGCGCCCCGTTGCGCACCTTGAATTCGCGGGTGTCTGCGTCCAGCGTCTGCACGGTGGTCCACCCACCATTGACTGCGACGATTTCGACTTGCTGGCCGGTGGCGGTGATGATTGCGGTGTTCATGATTTGATGTCCTCTATTCAGTGTTTGCTGGAAAAGCCCAGTGATTGTATTGTAGCACGGGTGCTATAATTTGTCAATCCCCCTGTGCATCACTCCCTGTCGCGCCTGCGACACCCTCGGCACCGGATTCGTCGTGGATGATGTCGAGATAGTCCTGCACCAGCTCGGTCCACGGGTGGTCGAGCCACCAGACCTTGTAGGCGTCCTGCTGCGGGAAATACTGCACGCCGCAGGCGGCTTTCGGCAGACCCTCCAGATCGGAGCCCCGGGGGATGATGCATCCGACGTGCCCCTCGATGTGGGTGACGGCAAGGCCCCGGTTCTCGATAGCGTCGATCAGGTCCAGCGTTTTGTAGGCGATGGTTTGCATGGTATGTCCTCTATCGGTCTATTGCACTGGGAAAATCCAGTAACTGTATTATAGCACGGGTGCTACAGGTTTGCAAGTATCTCCCGCAGCTGGGACACGCCGCCGTTGCAGTAGTGCAACACTCCGGCCTTTCGCCACCGCTCCTGCACCGAGTGGTTGACGAATTTGGTCATCATGACGACGTGCGCCATCGGGTGCACCTGCCGGGTGGTCGCGTCGTCGGTATCGTACCACTGGATGTCGAGCCGGTGGCCGAACTCGCGCCGCATCTGCTCGCCGGTCTGCGACAGGAGCCCCAGGACCAGAACGCCCGGGCGGCAGGACTTGGCGGGGGTCGGGAGGGGTTCGGGGTTGTGCCGGGGCCGGTAGGGGGTCTCGGTGGTCGTTACGGTCTGGGTCTCGATCTGGACTTGCAGGCGCTGGGCGATCCGGTCCGCCAGCTTGTCGGCCACGATGTCGAGCAGTGCGTCGAGTACCCCGGCGAGGCGCTCCGTGGGGGTCTCCTCGCGCTTCGAGGGCTCGGGGGCTATGTTAGTAGCTACCGCCTGCTCCGCGTTCAAGGAGAGGGCCTTCGCGTGGACGGGCCGTATCCAATGCCGGTTGCGGTAGCACCACGGGTAGCTCACCACCACCCGTCGATCACGCGGCAGTACCAGCTGGGCCTCAGCCACGGCTGACTGGTCGGTTTTGGAGGGGTTCGCCCGCCAGATAGCCAGCAATCCGGCGGCAATGGTTTCGCGTTCGCTTTTATGCCACGTTACTCGACGAGTCGAGCCCCCTGCGTGCTGGTTGTGATCGCCGCTCATTTCGAGGCCTTCGCTTTCGAGTAGATGGTGAACGCCAGCGACTTGCCCCGGGATTTCTCGGCGGATACCGCCGCCGCCTGGGCATTTTTCCAGCTCAAGGTCTGGAATATCTCCGAGGACTTGCCCCGCCAGTCGAATGCGTTGCCACGCGATTTGGGGATACGGGTCCCCGGCCAGAATTGCTGCTGCATTTTATGTCCTCTATCGAAAATACCCCGGGAGCCGTTCGACAAATACTCCCGGGGGAAAACACCCATAACGAATGGCAACTGCAAGTTACCGATTCAATTATACCATTCAGTCCCAGTCCTCGGGAATCGCGAAATCGTCCGGATCGCGCTCGGGCCGCTCGAATCCGGAGCCGCCGCACCACGAACACGACGCCCCATCGTACTGGCCTTCGCCTGTCCCGTTGCACCCGCCGCAGTACGGCAGTTCGTCGTCGCCGTCATCCGGCGACATTTTTGCGCTCCAGTCGAATGGTTTCCCAGTACACCCACCGGGGGCCGAGCGTTTGCACTGCCCGTACCCACTGGTGGCGGTTGTGGCGGCGAATGTGCCGGGGCACGCCGTCCACGTCGAACAGGCGTTTCGCATTTTGCACAAGCTCTCGTGTGGTCTTCATCTATCGACTCCTCAGTTCAAGTTAAAAGGGGCACTCGCCACCGGCCTTGCCCGGGGTGTGCCATGCGATTTCGACCGCCAGATCCAGCGGGTCGATGGTCTCTCCGGCCCGAAGCGCCCGATGCACGTGCGCCAGCGGATTCGATTCGCAGCAGGGCGAGCCTGGGCGGTGCGGGTAGTGGTAGCCCCCGCATTTGCACGCGGCCCCGTGGCTCCACCGCGAGGTGTGCTCCAGCATTCCGGAGAAGGAGACACGACGCGTACGGCAGACGGGGCAGCGCCACATGATCAGAGCACCTCGGTGGCGTCGATGTACATCGAGGTGGAGGTCTTGGTATTGGCTGCGCACCACTCCTCGCCCAATGCGGCACGGGCGGCGGCAGTGTCCAGGCGCTCGGACTCTACGTGGCGGGTCTTGAGCACGTAATACTCGCCTCGGTAGATGGTGTCGGTCCCGGCGCAGTCGGTCTTGAGCGCGGCGACCAGCTCTTTCTCGCGTTTAGCAAGCGACGCGATCTGCTCGCGCAGTGCGGCCAACTCGTCAATGACGGCGGCGGTGATCACGATTTGGGGGGCAGCGGTTTTGGCCATTTTGGGGTCCTCTATTTGACTATACACTGGGAATGTCCAGTAATTGTATTATAGCACCGCTGCCATACCCTGTCAATCCCCCTGTTGTTTCGCGGGTATTCGGATGGCCACGATGTGGGCGTACCCGGCGATGTCGGCCCAGGAGTCCACGACGTTCGGGTCGCCGTTCAGAATCCGCGAGATTTTGTGCTGGATCATGTCTAGCGACTCGCGCTGATGTGGCAGCAGGTAGGCCCACCCAGGGTGTTTGCGCATGTAGTCTTTCAGATCTTGCGCGATCGCGGCTTGAGTCGTGAAATCCCCGTACTGGCGACCGCGCTCGTCGGTGATGGCTTCGATATCTGGCATCGCTCAGTCCTCCGATCGGTTGTTGCGAGCACGGGAGCGCTCGGACAGCTCCAGCTCCTCGCGGGTGGCTATCTCGATCCCGGCCACCACTGGGTGCTCGTGTGTGGTGAATCGCGTTTTGCAGTCTACGCACTCGCGGCGGCGACGCACTCGCCCGTCCTTGTTCTGGTAGGTCGTCAGCACCTTGGTGTCTTCCCCGCACTCGATGCATCTCATTGCATTTTCCCTTTCACATCTTGTCCCGCCATCTGGAGATTCTGGGCCAGCTCGCACCAGTCCATGGGGTGCACGTGAATGAACTCCAGGCCTTGCGTGGGCGAGTTGCGCACGCAGATGATGCCGACGCCGTACATGAGCGCATCGGTTACGGCTTTCTCGGTAATGTCGGCGATAGTCATCTCGTTCACAGCCAGCCCCCGGTAATGTTAATCTCTTTGCACACGGCACGCACCCCAGCGCGGATCGCGAGGTCGGGCCACTGGCGCTCGGCGGCATCCACCATCTGGGCCAGGATTCGGCGCAGACCGTCGAGCACCTCGACCGCGTGCTGGCCGTAGCCGTTGTCCTGCAGAAAGAAGATCGCCTCGATCTGGTCCGCGAGCTTCACGAGGGTCTCGATTTCGGTTCCCGCGACGGCGCGCATCGAACCGGAGAAATCGCGATCCACGAGGTCCTCGGCACGCTCGACGACGCCGGGGCCAGCGACCTTCTCCAGCTCGCGCTTGAAGGGCGTGGGCATGTCGCCCGTGCGCACCTCGATCAGGTCGTGCGACAGTGCGGTCTGCAGCAGCTGCAGTTGGAGCTTGGAGTGCATCAGGCCCTTGTACTGGCAGGCGGCGGCGAGTGACCCCGCGATCACCGCGACTGCGAAGGAGTGCTCAGCCAGCGTCTGGGTCCGGTGCGTTTGTACGATGTGCCAGCGCTTGACGTGGCAGGCACGCAGTTGTTCGTAGGTAGTCAGGCTCATTCCTCTTCGTCCTCAATGCTTTCAAATATCAGCTGCTGCTTGACCAGCTCCAACACTCCGATTACCGTGGCCATGTATAGCGTCTCGTCGTACTTGTGGATCACTTCGAGCAGCTCGTCCACTAGACCACCGGCGAGTTTGCCTTGATCGGTTATCATTGGGCGATCGCTTGCATGCGACGCAGACGGTCGGCAACAGCGTCGCCGGTCATCTCGTCAAAAAGTTCGAATTCGAATTGGCGAGCGGCGTGCTCTAGAATACCGTTCCACATCTTGCGCACCGCCTCGCGATTCTCCGGGTCGTCGTGGCCTTCAAGGCCACCGAGTGTGGCGGCGTACCACCGCTCGAAATGGTCAATTCGGTTCGACATGGCGCATGATCCTAGTGTTGGAGTCCACCGCCCAGGAGCGGGTCTCGTTGATGTCCATCTTGTCCTCGATCGCTTTGTGTACATCGATTCCGTTCTTGTGGGCTACGTCCAGTAGCAGGATCATTATATCTCCCATTTCGAGTGCGGCTTTTGGATTACGAGCGTATTCACCCACCTCCTCGTAAAGCTTGAGCAGAATGTCCGCTGTCGTACGATTCGGGAAGTTACTGTCCGCCCACTTGGTAATCCGGTCTTGAAGTTGCCGAATATCGGCCCCACCCCTCTTCTTGTACGCGTTGACCGCCCGGACCGCAAGGTCGGCATTACGGTCGCAGTTACCCATGACGCCTTTAAGGTGGTGACGGACTTCGAAAGACGCGATGGTAGCGCCCGTCGAGTCGAGAATTTCCGCACCGTTAATGGGCGATACTTGCCAAGGCGTGGCGTTTTCATCGTCGGTGTGTACGGTCGATTCAATTTGCAACATTGCGGCACTCCTTCCAGTATTGTACGATCTTTTGCATGCGCTCGGCACGATCACCCATTATAACGCGGACGTCGTTGTGAGCGGGACCAAGGCCGATCCAGCGGATTTGTGTCTCTTTGCGCTCAATACGCTGCACGATGTTGATCAGCTCCACCTCGGTCTGCACGTAATTGACGAAGTTGAGGAAAACCTCGTAGACGCCGTTGTGCCGGGTCGCCTCCTCGATCTGCTGACCCGAGAAGGTGAAAATGCGACGCGGCAGCTTGGTCACAGTGGTGAGTTCGGTCTTTTGCCCAATGTCCTCGAACGAGATCTCGATCTGGTCGCCATAGTACGGGCCAGAGTACCCGACTTGCGTACCCTCGGTGTCGAATCGGTTGGCCACACGAATCGGGTAGGTGCGGCACGTGCCGAGTGCGCGGACCTTGCAGACGCGGTACTTGTCCAGCACGTCGGCGGCTTGGATGCCAGAGTCGGCGAGGATCTGCCAGAGCGACACGTCGCGCGAGGTGGTGTAGGGGTAGAACCCGTGGTACATCGACAGCCCGTAGCCCTGCGCACCTTCTACCAGCACATACTCGGAGTCTTTCAGCTCGCGGCGGTAGGTGTCCACGGTGACCACGTAGGGGTGGAGTGCGACGGTGTACTGCGCCGCGATGTTCTGGTCGTCCGGATTGCGACGAATGCGCTGGCACATGGCCGCACCCACGCCCTTTTTGGTCGAGCCGATCTTGGTCATCGGCCCGGCTTCCTCTTCGATATGGCGCTCGGTGACGATGGCCGCGTGCGGGTGGATGAAGATCCGAATGCCTTTGGCCTCGATGATGTCGCGGCACTGCTCGATTTCGTCCAGCAACTGTTGCGGGTTGATCAGCGAGCCGGGGCCGAGGAATACCTTGCGCACTGCGGGACCGACAATGCCGTTGGCCAGATGCGTGTGGATGTACTTGCGCCCGTTCCGGTCGATGTAGGTGTGCCCCGCATTCGGTGCCCATGCAGTGACCACTGCGTCGTACGGGCCGTTCTCGGCGAGGAAGCCCACGAGCAGGCCCTTGCCGGTGCTGCCGTACTGCAGGTCTACGATTACGTCTACTTTTTCCAT